TCACCCAATACTACTGGAGCAGCAGATGATGGTGCTACAAATGCAATAACTTCTTTTGATTCAGATGGTTGGTCTATGGGTTCAGATGGATTATGGAATGCCAATACTGAAACTTTTGTAGCATGGAGTTGGAACGCTGGTGGAAGCACTGTAACAAATACTGCCGGTGATATAGATGCAGAGGTAAGAGCAAATACTACTGCCGGGTTTAGTATTATTTCGTACACTGGTGATGGTGGAAGCAGTGCTACTGTTGGGCATGGGCTTGCTCAAAAACCGGATTTGGTTATGTATAAGTGTAGAGATAGTGCTGCTAACGATTGGGTTGTTTATGACAAAACAATCACAGCAACAAAGAGACTTAAACTCAATACAACCGCAGCAGTATCAACATCATCATCACAATTTGATGACACTGAACCTACAGCTACCGTTGTAACTATTGGTACTTTCGATAATATCAATAAACTTGATGATACTTACATTGCTTACTGTTTCCATTCCGTAGAAGGCTACAGCAAGGTTTCAGGTCGTTACGAAGGTAATGCAAATGCAGATGGAACCTTTGTTTACACCGGCTTCAGGCCAGCATTTATTATGACCAAATCTGTTGATAGCACAAGTGATTGGCAAATGTTTGACGATAAGAGAGTGGGTTATAACGTTGATAATTATGAACTTGAGGCAAATGACACTGCAGTAGAGGATACATCAACAGATTTTATTGACATAGTTTCTAACGGATTCAAAAACAGAATTACAACCGATCCCAATGTTGCTGAAACTTATATCTACATCGCTTTCGCTTCCTATCCATTTAAGTACAGCCCAGCCCGATGAGGAAATAAAATTATGTGGTATTCACCAAGTCATGGACTAATAAAAACACCAAGACCAATAACTAAAGATGGTGTCCAACATCCATCACAGATATTCAGGAAATGGTCTAAAGCGGAACTGGCTAACATTGGGTTTCATCCTGCACGATTGAGTGTTGCGGATCATCGCTATTACAACACCAGCGGTGAGGAATACAACTTTGATTCAGCCACTAATGAATGGGTGGTGTCTTACGGTTCTTCCGCAAAGAATGTAGATGACATTAAGAAGTCCATGAAGGAAAAGGTAAAGAGCATCGCATCGTCAACCCTTACCCAATCAGACTGGATGAGAATTAGAGAAGAGGATGGTGGCACCGATATGCCAGCCGACTGGAAAACCTATAGAGCAGCGATCAGAACCGAATCAAATGATAAGGAAGCAGAGATCGATGCGCTTGCAGATTTAGATGCGGTAAAGGCTTATCAGAATGATCCGATTGTGGAAGTGCGTTACACCTCCACTTATGATGTGGATGGTAGCGAAGTCATTGGCCCCGGAACTGAATCCGTAAACAGGAATGTAGACCAAGTTACTTTTGGGTGGCCTACCGCACCGGATGCGGATGCTGATCCCCATCACGTTAGGTATGAATAAAATGAACCAACTCCGAACACGCCGCTTTCGCGGCTTTTTTTTCGCCTACGAATCAGTGAGGAATAACTAATGGCCGTCGAAACGGGCTCGTGGATTTCTGATCTCGTTCCAGCGCAACCTACGGGTACAAGTGTAGTTAGTGAGGGCGCTGGACATTTGAGAATAATTAAGTCCATTCTGCAACTCAGCTTCCCCAACGTTAACGATGACGTTAACGCCATTCACACGAAAGCCACTGCGCCGACATCAACTTCCGCTGGCTTGCTTTGGTTCGACACAACGGCCAATGAGCTCAAGCTCAGAAACGAAGCGGACTCTGCATGGATTACGCTCGGCATTGATCCAACGACCAATTACGGCATTCTTGGATCGACGCCAGTTAAAGCAGTCACCCACGCAATCCAGGCTGCGAGCAGCACACTTCGAAGCGCCACGTATGTTGATACCGGCTTTGCAATTACGCACGACAAGCAAAGTGCCACCAGTACGCTCTACATCTACTGCGGGTTTCACGAAAGCACGTTTACGAGTTGGGACACTGTAAGTACCTATCAATCCTTTATAAGGTTAGCAAACTCTACAGGAACACTGATTACCGGCACGACGGATAATTTGTTAATTGCCGATATGAAAGAAGATGGACACAGCGTATCAGCCAGCGCAGAAATGGGGTTTGGCTATTCAAGGATTTGGAAAGTAACCGCCGCGAATTGTCCAGATGGAACCTCTGGCGACAATACATTCGATATTTGGAACAAGCAGACCAATGCTGGCGATGGCGGAACGGCGTTTAACAACGGTGTGATGTTCGTGATGGAGATAGAAGAATGAACTCTGTGACCTTGAGCAATATCCTCACAGCAGCAGCCCCCGGAAACGGGGGTTTTGCAATTTATGGGGAAGTAGAAACCGAAAATGATTACAACGGTAATGTCATTTTCAATACGCCGTCTGAAAAACCAGCATGGTCTGCGGTTCAAGCGGGTCAGGTTCCCGAACAATGGATTATTGTTCGAGGAGATCGAAATAAAAAGCTGCTCAATTGCGACTGGACACAACTCGGCGATGTACCGCTGACCGCAGAACAGGTGCAGCACTGGCAAACCTATCGCCAAGCACTGCGTGACATTACGACGCAGTCTGATCCTTTCAACATCACTTGGCCGACACCGCCAGCCTAATGCTTTTCCCAATTGAAAACGTAGGCCAGATCGGAATCATCAGGGATACACCGGCATACGAACTGCCACCGAACGCCTTTAGTGATGGGAACAATATCCGGTTCCTAGATCATGGCGTCAGGAAACTTTCGGGATACTCTGAAGTCTTTGCGACCTGTCCGTTTGCGCCGTATCAACTTTTTTACATTACCTATGGAGCGGCATCTTATTGGCTTGCATTTGGTCTTGAGAAAATTGCCGCTTGGAATGGTTCGACGTGGACTGACATTACGCGCCAGACAGTGGGTGCATTAAATGGTGGCATTAGTGATACCGACACAGTCATCACATTATCGGACGCATCCGACTTTCCATCGTCTGGATATATTCAGATCGATAAAGAGAAAATATCTTATAGCGGTAAATCGGGGAATGACTTAGATCCCTGTACTCGTGGAGCTTTATCGACCGATCCAATCCTGCACCTTACGGGCGCGACAGTTACGCCGATTCAAGATACTTCGACAACTGATAACGATTACAACGCCACAGCAAACGAGAACTGGCGCGTTACGGTGAACGCTAACCTGATTACCGCAACCAACGGTTACGACACGCCGCAGATGTGGCCGTTATCGAGCGGTACGCCGGACCTTACACATCCGATGAAAGAGCTCGAAAACTGGCCGGCTGCTTCGACGTATTGCAAATCAATCGTAGCCTTTCGATCCTTTCTGGTGGGCTTCAATTGGTCGATCGGCGGGATTGAATATCCGTCGCTCGTGAAGTGGTCGAACGAAGCATCCGCGTACAGCGCACCGAGCTCCTGGGACGAGACGCAGCCAGACCTCAATTGCGGCGAATACGAATTAACTGACTCTCCCGGCAAGATAATCGATGCGCTGCCGATGGGCGACACAATGCAAATTTACAAAGACGATTCGATCGTCATGCAAACGTGGATCGGCAGCCCGTTTATTTTCAGTTTCAAAACACTGAGTCCCAATATCGGTTTGCTGGCAAAGAACTGCGTTGCTGAATTTGATGGAGGTCACTTTTTTATTGGGAATGCTGACTGCTACTGGAACAACGGCCAATCCGTCCAGGCGCTGCTGCCCAACAAGATGCGCCGGGCCATGTTCGACAACATCAATGGCGACAATGCTTCGAAGTGTTTCGCGACAGCCGATTACAACCGAAGCGAAATGGTTGCGGCGTTTCCAGAAGATGAAGCGACCTTTTGCAATAAGGCGCTTATCTGGAACTGGAAAGAGAACACGTTTTCCCTTCGCGATCTTCCCGATTTATCTGACATCGCTATGGGCGTTTCACAGATAACGGCTGGCGAAACTTGGGATGATCACACCGAAATCTGGGACGACAGTTCTGGTATGTGGGGTTCCGAACAATATGGCAACGTTCTGAATAACTTGGTGTTCTGTAGCCCAGCGAATACGAAACTGTATCGAGATAATTACGGGCAGAAAGAAGACACCACGAACATGACTTCTTATGTCGAGCGCACGGGTCTAACACTCGGTGACCAATCCAGTGTGAAGCATGTTCGAGCGATCTGGCCGAAGATTGACATCACGGGCGACAACACGATCAACGTTTACGTCGCCAGCCAAATGTCACCAGAGGGCTCTATCCGGTGGACCGGACCAACCGCCTTTAATCCGAATACGCAATCGAAGGTCAGTTGCAGAAATTCTGGAAAGTATTTCGGCGTGAAGTTCGAGACTGCGTCAGACGTCGATTGGAAGCTCCACGGCTTCGAATTCGAACTCGTGGCGGCAGGTCGCAGAGGCGGCAGGGATTATGGCTAACGCGCCAGTTAAGAACATCAAGAGCGTCAAACGATTTAATCCGAATCCCGCACCAATAGCACCAGAGCAGCTCCCTGATTACTTATTTCACGAGCTCAACAGGATGGGTGACATCCTGTTGAACGTGGATCTCTTTCGACTTGAACCGACGTATGTCGTTCCGATACGGCCCAGAGCTGGTGACATACGTTATGCCAGCGGCACTGCGGATGGCTGGAATCCCGGTGGCACGGGCGAAGGCATTTACCTTTACACATTAGCGGGTGCATGGACAAAGCTATGAGAATTTTTGGTGGAGACAAAGCAAGGACCGAAAGGCGGTTAGGCGAACAGTACCAGGCGTCAACGGGCTCTAATTTTAAGAACTACGTTACCCACAATGCGGATCTGAGCGCAGCTTACGATCGTATTGCATCGAACTGGGGTAAACCGTTAGCCGAGATGAATCCGACTGAGCGCGAAGAGATGCGTTACTGGAAACCCCGGATGGGCGATTCGCTTTCGAAAGAAGCATTCGGCAAGGCGCATTACGGCGAGGGCCAGCAGTACGAGCACGTTCCTAGTCGAGACATCGCGCCAGAGGGTCAGTACCTGCAACCGCCGATGAACGAGCCTGGCGCCGGTTTTGTGAACCCTATGACATCAGGTTTCTTGAATTACGAGCCGGCAACATCTGGTTTGCTCGCATCGAATCCACTGACCAAATTCGAGCTGCCTGAGTTCACGCAATGGCAAGCGCGTCCTGGTGTGCTGCCGGACTGGAATGTGGTGAACCCGCCAGTACAGGAAGTCGTCGAAGAAGAGACAGTGAG